ATGTTCAGTTTGTTCAGTGGAGTGATGACGCTAGCGACCCTGTTAAGGATATTCGCCGTGAGCGGACTCGCGCGCTATTGCTTACAGGGCAAATGCTCAATACGCTTACCATGGACCAAAAAACAAAAGACGTGCTTCTTGAGCATCCTGAAATTCTATCCCGTCTTAATCGGGGTCAAACCACAGGTGTGGCGAAAGCAAGTATTGAAGACCTCAAGACACTCTTTGAAGTCGAATATCTTTATGTCGGTTACGCGGTACAAAACACAGCCGCAGAAGGCTCCGATGTGGATAATGCGTTCATCATGGGTAACGGTTGTTTGTTTACCTACACACCGCTGGGCCGTGTTGGTAAGCGCATCGCTTCATCTGGTTATAACTTCGTTTGCGATATTTATTCAGAAATGGGCATGCGTATGCGCCGCTACCGCCAAGACCTTGAGGGTGCGGATAACCACATCATTGATGATGCGCAAGCTTATCACCAAGTGGCGAAAGATTTGGGTGTATTCTTCGCGAATACGGGTGAGCTGCCAAATAACTAACCCGCAAGGGTGATGACATTAGTGGCCTCGCTTGTTATGCAGGCGGGGCTTTTTTATTAACTGGAGAAAATCATGGCTAAAAAGAACAGAGAACCGCGGCGCACAGCACGTCAATTTGACGACGATAAAGCACTCACGCCTGCAAATCGTAATATCAATACGGCGGGTAAATCAATCCACCCAGGGGAGCCGATTAGCAAAGACGACACAACACGTGAGTTTCGTTTACGGCTTTGGACTAAAGGCCGCGCTGTTTATATGGATGATTTCAGTCCTGTTGATATTGAAAAGCCAGCAGAACCGCAGGCCAAAGAAGAAGCGCCGCAAGATATGTCTGATAACGCAAAGGCTGATGATAGCGAAACTCAAGATATTGATGCGGATGATGTCGGTGATGCGAGTGAGGCGTTGGGTCTTGAAGAACCAAAGGCCGAACCAAAATCTGCTAAGAAATCTAAAGGCGGCAAAAAAGCCGATTAATAACCTATGCCCACCGACCCGCTTGAGATTGTCCTTGAGGATATGGATAGGTTTATCGCGCGTGAAACCGTAGGGGTGTTGTTTGAGATAACCGCACAGCTTATCGAAAGCACCCCTTTACGGGATGGTTGGGCAAGGTCACAATGGGTGCCGCGTATCAATAGACCGTTTAGGGCTAACTTGCGCGACATCAATCCCACAGCGGGACAAATATCAAGCCGCGCTAGTGCAAGCCAATCTGACCTTTTTACCATAGCGGCGTCATACACGCTTGATGCAGGCCCGTTATTTGTCAGTAATAATGTGCCTTACATCGGACGTCTTAATGATGGACATAGCACGCAAGCCCCGCCGGGTTATATTCAATTAGCCGTGTTGCGTGCTGTTGGAGCAAGAAGGGCTAGACGATGAGTGTAAGAAACAATTTCAAAAAAGCTGTCTTGCGTCATGTTCGGGATTCGTATCCCGAAAACATGCCTCTGTGTATGCCTAACAACTCCACAAAAGAATTTATCGAATTACCCGAATGGGGAAGGATATTTATCCAACACGCTAACGGGCGGCAGGTAGCGCACGCGGGTAAGGGGTCTAGGCGTTACAATCGCACTGGTACAATAATCCTGCGATTTCTTCTTGAGAAAAACAAAGGCGATAAGCGCGCTGATGAGCTTGCGAAGATATGGGAAGATGCATTTGATGGGCGCAGAATATCAGGCATAGACAGCACATTTACAGAGGTACGGTCGCGTGAAGCGGGTGAGGATAATGACGGTAGATATAATATCTTGTTATGTGAGGCCGTTTTCGAGTACAGAGAAATTAAGTAATAATCGCAATAGGACAGACAGATGACCGATTCAAACAGCACAGAACTATCTTTCGCGCGTCAAACGGCGTATAAATCAGGCTTACCAGCGGTCGCGGATTTCCGACTTGTCGAACGTTCTGACTTATCGCAATTCGGTAACACGTATGCGAAGGCCGAGCCGACTCGGATTAGCCGTAATCGTAACCCTCGTAAGCGCCGCACAAACTCTGTCGATAGTGGTGTTGAGTTCCAAGCCCCGCTTGATATTGGGACGATGATTGAATTTGGACAGGGATTTACATACGGTAAACCCGCAGGCCCAGCGTTCTTTAACGTAACATCTGTGATGGATAATGAGTTATCTATTGGGGCTATTCCCGCAGGCGTAGGGGCGACAATTATCCCCAACCAAACGATTGTGGCAATCAAGGGACTTAAGGGTACTGCAAATACAGCCAATCGTGGTCAATTCCTAATTACTGGACCGGCGAGTGACGGTGATACGTCTATTGCGGTAACGGGTGTGGTGGCTGAAAATATCGCAGCGAATAGACGTGCGGAGGTTTATATCGCGGGTGTGCGCGGCGCAGCGGGGGATATTGGTATTGACGCGGATGGAAATCTAACAAGCACCACGCTTGATTTCACGTCCCTTGGCCTTGTTGTTGACCAAGCTATTTATATCGGCGGCACCGATGACGCTAACGGCTTTGCAGAAGAGTCCAACTACGGCTTTGCACAAATCATGGAGCTTACGGCGAATAAAATAACGCTCTATAATCGTGACCGTAATTATGTAGCCGATGATGGTGCGGGTGTTCAGATTGATATTTTATTTGGCCCGTTGCTGCGTAACTACCCAATCGGCCATGATAGCTTTCAGCGCTTGTTTTACACATTCGGACTATCGACAGAATTTACAATTCCCGCACCTAAGACCACATACGAATACGCCAAGGATAACGCCTGTGATAGCATGAGCATCGCTATGGAGGATGAATTTGCCAGCGTTACGTTTGGGTTTGTGGGTTCGCAAACAACCCTGCCAAGCGAAGTCCCAGCAGGCGGTCATTTGAACGCTGCGCCTATGAACCAAACAGCCGAGTTTGCGACTAATGTTGATTTGGTACAGTTTGCGCTTAACCGCTCTAACGATGGGACAAACCTCGGCACTGACTTTGACGACCTTACGCTTACAATCGCAAACGGCGCGGTGGCGCGTAAAGTTCGCGGTACTGTGGTGCCTAGCCAGATTAATATCGGCAAGTTCCGCGTCTCGATTGATTACACGGCTATCTTTAGTAATTCGGATATTTTAGAAGCTATTTCTTGCGATAAAGAACTTAGCCTTCGTTTCCCGCTTTGGAATGATGACGGTGGGTTATACTTCCACATTCCACAGCTTGAAATGGATGGTGGTGACCGTTCTTTCCCGCCTGATGAGTCGGTTACGATTCAAACAACAGGTAATGCGTACAATGAAGATATCGACGGTTCGTGTCTGAATATTACGGTATTCCCATTGTTACCTGCCAAACCTTGCGCTGTTGGTTAGCCCCACCGTTTCCCTATAGCGTGAGTAGCCCCCGTTCTCAGAGCGGGGGTTTTTTTATGGCCTTTACACAATTACAAAATGGTGACAATAAAGCCCATAAACCGAATTGGAGTAAATATGGTGGAATTTGCAAATATGGGCGGGCTTGAGGTCGATGGGAAAACCTCCAAGCCTTTTGAATTTTTAATGGAAAACAAAGTGGTCTATACGGTCAACTTTCGTCCCGCTCTTGAGGAAAATAAAGAATACGCAGACGGGGCTTTATTGCTGGCTCAAAAGAATGGCCGCGATGCAAACCGCAAGGGTAAGCAAAACGTAGCCAAGCAAATGAAACGCTCTCGGCGTGAGGATATGGCGCTGTTTAGTAAATTCTGCGCTACGAGTTGGGATGGTATTAAAGACATCAAGGGTCATGATGTTGAGTTCTCACAAAAGAATTGCTTTGAGCTTTTAACCCAACTCCCCACACGATACCAAGACGCCCTACGTGGGTGGATTCGTGTTAGCGCAAACTTCCTCCCCGATGGTCCTGATGCGGTTGGTGAAGAATTTGACCTTGATGACTTGGAGGAAATCACCAGTCTTGATGATTTGGATGACGTTCTCAAAACCGAGGCCGACGATAGCGAAAAGGACGATTTGGGAAAGTCTTAGGGCGGGTAATCCAGTGGGAGTGTTATTACAACCGCAATAAGCGGCAGGTAAGCGGCGCTCTCACAAAGGGGCGCCCACTCCC